TTGGAAGCGTATACGACTGAGTGCCGGCAACCGTTGGCGCGTTTAACGCAACCGTCCCAGACGTGTCACCTGAAAGTACGATACCGGACATTACGACCCCTCAAATGTTAGCTGTTCCACGGGAGATCCGGTGAAACAACAGGAGGATTGATTTGCGCGTCAATCTGCGCTTGTACAGCAGCCTCGGCAGATGCTTGATCCACACCGTTTTCCCAGAGCCAGCCAAGTACTTGATCTTGCGTCAGATCGGCAAACTCAGTGAATGAGTCCGTTGGCGCAGGGACCGATGTCGTTGAATAAACCGTGCCGGTATAAGCTCCATCAACACCCGTGCATCGCCAATGAATGTTGAACACTACATTGGTCTTATCGTCAGACTGCGGGTGGCAGTTAAGCTGAGAAATTTCCCAGTTAAAAGTAGTCATTCTTTATTCCTTAAACTGAAGTGATGGTCTGCCAAGCAGAACCGCTATAAACACACAATTTTGCCAGCGTCGTATCAAACACCATCAAGCCAGCAGCGGGACTAGCAATTGCGTTCTTTTGCGTTGTAGTCATGTTGGGCATTCTCACGCCCTTGGTGGTGCTTTGCGCGTCTAGGATTGCTGATGCGCTTGGAGAACTCGTCCCAATACCCAGCCCCGTGCTGGTCAGGCGCATTTGTTCGGAGTTGCCAATCAAAAAGCCCAACGGCGTACTGGTAATAGAACCAAAACTGACAAGCGCAGAAGTGTTCAACCAATATGCCTGCACTGAACTATCTGAATTTTGAATTTGAACAACGCCGCCATTTGAAGCGTTTGTTCCTTGAACCAAAAGAGTTCTGTATCCCGAATATGACTGTGTTCCACCAATGCCTAAATTCGTCCCATCAAACGTCAGCGCAGACCCAGTGGTCAGGACCTTGGAGCCGTTGAGGTAAGAGACACCGTTAGCCGTACCAGCGGAAAACGTAACCGCTTGAGAAGCATCAATTGAGACCGCAGTAGTACCCGCAGTTTGAAGCTGCAACACCCCACTGGTATCGGCAGTTGATACCAGCCCAGCGGACGTCGATGCGTTAATCGTAGATGCCATTATTTGCCTTTAAGAAATGACCCACCGCGAGCCGCCGCTGACAGTTACCGTTACTCCAGGCGCATAAGTAATTGGCCCAACGCTGTGTGCGCCACGCGCCGCCGGAATTGTGTAATTGTTGCTGATCGTCAGGTTATTCAGATAAATGCAACCGTCTGCAACCGTGCTACTCACAGACGCCCATGAGAGCGTCCCAGAGCCACTTGTCGACAGAACCTGCCCCGACGTACCGTCAGAGCCAGGAAACGTGTACGTGGTGAATCCGGCAACCGCTGGGGCTTGGAGCGTGATCACTCCAGAAGTCGCGCCTTTGAATCCAACCGTTGTAAACGTGCCAGCATTCGGCGTTGTAGCGCCAACAGTGCCGTTGATGTTGATCGACGCTGTGCCGGTCAGATTGGTTACCGTGCCGCTGGATGGAGTGCCAAGAGCGCCACCGTTGACCACAAACGACCCAGCAGTACCAACGGCTATTCCGAGCGCGTTTAAAACGCCCGATCCAGTAGTAATTGCTCCGGGAGATTCTCCTGGCCCACCACCAATCACCAAGTTGCCAAGCCCCAAGGGGTCGCTACTAGCCCAAGTCGTTCCGCTTGTGAAATAAGGAATGCCGCCAGAGTTTCCCGCAATCGTCAGCGCCAACGTGCCAGACGTTGTAATCGGAGATCCACTAACAGAAATAATTCCGCCAGTGAAGGTCTGGGCAACGCTGGTAACCGTACCCGCGCCAGCCCCACCATACGTAGGAATATTGAGCGTATTGCCGACAAACGTCGCTGCCCCGCTAGTGCCGGTCGTTGTCAGCGTGATCGGTGCTTGGAAGTCCGTACCCGCTGTGGCAGCGCTGATAGCCGATCCATTGCCCTTCAAAACCCCAGTGATGCTTGTGCCAACTGAGATCGAAGGAGTTGTGGTCGGGTTAGATACCGTGCCACTGAAGCCGTTAGCCGAGGCAACCGAAACGGTTGTGACCGTGCCGCTGCCGCCACCACCACCAGCGCCTGAAGTTGCCCTAAGTGCCATTACAAACCCTCGCCTGCGGTGACTTCAAAAGCTCCAGCAGCATCTGCTTTGAACCAGGCATTTGGAGGAATTCCACCGATCACTTCAACCGAGCTTGGCAAAAACCCAAGCGTTGCCGATGAAGGATTACCGGCTGTTGGAGCCGTTACGGTGATTGTTGGCGTTGCGTTGTTTGGCGGTGGTGCAATCCAGCTAATGTACTGAGCCGAAGCGCTGGTATTGCGAATTCTATAGCTTGATGGGTTGTCGTTGTTCTTGGATGCAACCTGCACAACAGACGTTCCAACAAGGTAAGTTGGGCCAAACGGCGTGAAAGGTGAATTATACATTACCCTGCTCTTCCTTTGCTTTTAGCTTACTGCGCCATTTTTCTGAGATCAAAGAGAAAAGCCGACCCTTGTGAGATCGGCTTTCTTTCTCATTTGCCCAAATTAAGGCAGGAAGGTTAGATCGTAACCATAAACAAACACGTCAACCGTAGCAGCATAAGACGCTGCCGTGCCAACGTTAAAGTACAGGTTCTGAGTTGTCTGAGCCGCTGTAGAAGCTACAGTTCGCTGCGACACAACCGAAGCGCTCGTCAATGCGCTCAGGCTGGCATTCGCCACGATTGCGGTGCCGCTTGCGCCAGGCGCTGGAAACACGCCGGCCAAAGGGACGGTTGCGGTGCTCAGGTTAGTAGAAGCGTTTGTCACAATGACGTTTGAAACGCTGTAGCTGCCCGTGTTCAGCACCGGCAGAACGGTGTCGCCTGTCGCTGCTAGGTTCACTGATTGATAAGACGCCAACAAACGCAGAGCCTGGTTTGTGCCAAGGTTCTGTGGATGATTGGCTACGGTACTTGCGGGGCCCGGATTCGCCATGATTATTTCCTTAAATCGTTAAAAATTAAGCTGCGACTCGGCAACCCAACTCTGGGTAGAGCATCGCCCAACCATAAAGCACGTCAAGACGGCACGGGATGGAATCGTTGTTAATTGTATATTGGCGGACCACACGAATCGACAAGCCCAATTCCCGATCTGATGCACGTCCAGCGAATACGACCCCGGCAGGCAGCTCGAGATCGGCGCAAGCCAAGGTCTCGCAGTTCCTATGAAGGATAATATTCTGTGGCGAAACCGTTCCAGTGTTGTTGAACGGGGTTACAACAGCCGTGCTGCTGGTAGCCGAAACAGACACGTTCTGGAATTGGCCAGCGGTGATGATCGCGGGAGAAACCGTGACCGAAGCCGAGCCACCCGAGCTGATCGTAACGTCAGAAGTCACAACAAAGTTGCGCAAACGGTTCGTGCCATATGGCTGACGGTTCTGCGGGTTGACCGCATAGACGTTAGCAATGGTGATCACGTCGCCCTGCTTGATCGGTGCGGCAGCGGTAGCGGCAGCAATGGTGATCGTCGAAGACGATGCCCAGCCCGAGGTCAGCGAACCCGTAAAGGTGGCCGTGTTGGTCGACAGAGTAGCAGTGGCATAAGAGCCAAAGGTCTGCGACACAACGTTCTGGTCCATCTTCCAGCGCATACCAGCCGAGTCGGTGCCCATCATGCCCTTTTCGTACTGGTCGCTGATCTTCTGGCTAGGCATAAACAGCCCTTTCAGCGAATCAACGATGGTAGCCGAGGTAAACGGCTCAACGATACAAGCACGGCGTCCGTCGCGTGGCGCACCTTCTGAGTCCAGATAAGCCTGGCCGGTCAGGTAGGTCAGCAGCGAGGTAGGGGGAACGCCAGCAGTGCCGACGATGTTGGCGATGTTGTTCTTGGCAAGAACCAGACCGTCACGGTCGATCTTGTTTGCGATAGCAGCAACGCCAGGCTTGATCACGCGATCCGAGAACATATCCAGCGACAAAGCCAAGTCAGCGGTGCTGAACTGGGTATCAACATGGAATTGAGTATTCAACGTTACAGGAATCGAAGTCTCGTTGAAGTCCTCGACGGCGAGCGCCGGCCCCGTTGTACCGATGAATCTAGCCGGTTTCCGGACATTCACGGTCTGTCCGATTTTGGCCCCCGAAACCGCGAACTGATCATCATACTCACGGTTTACCTCGGAGGTGAACGTAAGTTCGTTCTCCAAAACCATAAGAGCTTCATTAGTGATCTTACTAATCGTAAGTAAGGTATTGGCCATTTTATTTCCTTCGCGTCATAGACGCATTAAATCTGTTTACCTAATCTTGCCGGCTTGTCTTGCCGCTTTCCATGCTGCATATGTCCCATGAAATTCCCCTTTGGAATTCACGAGATTGTCAGCGGTTGCGTTGCTTGACTTGATAGGGTTGATCGGGGCTGGTGCCTTGCTTTTTACCACAGATCGCTCAGGCTTGCTAGTTTCAGATTTCTCAAACTTTGCTTCCAGCTTGCCAATGGCTCTCAACGCTTGAGCCGGCGTCAAATCATTAAAGGATCGGGCCTGATCTTGATTTGATGCAAGGTGATACAGGATTTGCGGTCCTACGTCTGACTCTAATATCGCGTCCCGAATGTGATTCGGCACAACAACATCGCTTGACGCCACCATCTCATCAAAATCGTCAATCTCAGCCTTTGCCGCTTCGAGCCGTTTGGTCCAAGTCTGAACGACTTTCGCCTGTTGCTCTTGCGCTTTCCTTTCCTGATCCTGCCGATCCCGCTCTTTAAGTGCTCTCTCAGCGCTAAATTCAGCCAATGCTTCTGCGTATTCAAAAGCATCCGTGAATTGATCCGGCGTAGGCTTGGCATCAGCAACAGGAGCTTGTCTCGGCGCCTGTCCTTGCTCCAAAGCCTGTAGCCGTGCTTCCAGCGCTTCCCTGGCATCACGCTCACGCTGGGCGTCTGCCCTGGCCTGTTCGCGTTGCCTTGTCAGCTCTGAAAACCGCGCCTTCAGCTTGCTCGGTTTACCTTCGTTCTCTACGGCTGGTGCTTCATCTTCCGCATCTGGCTCATTCTCAACCTCAGATTCGATTGGCTCTGCTTCTTCAGCAGCCTCAATCTTACCTTCGGGAGCTAAACCCAGTTTCTGTGCAAAAAATTCGGCCTGATTCTCGCTTGTGACAACTTGCGTTGTCTCTCGTTGTTCGCTTGACATGGTTACCCACGGATTTACCCGGTGAAACGCGCCGGTACGATTGCGTTTATATAACCCGCTTTTAGATTGGTGTCAAAGACTAAGTTGTGAATGGTGATTGTCCTTGGTCAATGTCCGACACAGCAAACTCTGCCGCCATCATTTGCTCGGCATTGCGACGCTCAATTTCACGAGCCAATGCGTCGATGGGCATATTGTGAATCAGCAGGTTAACCAGCGCATCAATCTCGGTCTTGTTCTGGCTCGTAATCGACCTGGTGTTTTGGTCATTGACCCGGACCTCGGCCATTGTCTCGGTGTTGTGAGCTCGAGCGGTGACATCCATGAGCTTGCGTTTATTAGCGCCTTCTTCTTTGATCTGCGCCACCTGACCGCGATTGTTGATCTCGAGCTGCATCGCTTGCATCTGCTGCTGCATCATCTGCATCTGCTGATTGGCTTGTGCGAGCTGCATCTGGACCTGTGGCGGAATATCTGACTTCTCATCAATCTGCGCCAGCGGGTTCACCGCGGCCAGCCGGTCGGCAATGATCTCGGCGCCAGGGAAATCCATCTGCCGGAATACCAGATCGCCAGCAGCCTGGAACAGCTCTGGGCTTGCACCGATCAACGGCATCATTGCCTCAACCGCTTGGATGCGCCGTGATGCGTAGCCAGGACCCGTGTCCATGCTGACGTCGTA